GATCTCTTTTTCGATGCCCTCCATGTCGTGGCTCGCATCCGTATTAGGCGTGTAATACTTGTGAGTCTTAGTATCAAAAAGCACGGCGCTCAAGCCCACATTTACGACATCCAAGCCTTCGATGCGTTCTAGGTTCTCGGCGCGCCTAATCTCGTTAAGCGTTAAAAAGCCGGTCTCTTTGGCAAGTTTATAAGCCTCGTAACGCTCTTTGATATTAACGCGCAAAATCTCTTTGACATCAAACTCAAAAAACTTTTTGCCTTTTTCCGACTCCAGTAACAAATCGTGATTAAGTGCGGTCTCAAATGCTTTAACTATCGGATAAATCGCCTCTTTAAAAGTGCGGTAATAATCGCTAGGGTGGTAATGAAAAATGCCGTTAATCTCGTCCGTAAGCGTCTTTTTATTTTGGTCTAGCTGCATCTCGGTAGCCGAGTTGCTTGCCTCTTGAAATTCTAGACCATTATTAAGCACTACGACCGACTCGCCCTTATTTGCGTATAGTTTACGCCATGCGGCCTTAAGTACGTCGATCTCGTTTTGGCCGAGGCGCTTAGTCGACTTAATAAAGCCTTTTTTGTTGCCGCCGTTCTTGGCTGCCGATAGCTGATAGACTAGCGTATTATACGCCGTCTCAAGGGCGGTAGCGACCTCAGACGTTAAGCCGTTGCCTGCGGCGCCGTCTTTGCTATTACGCAAAAGCTTAATAAAGTCAAATAGCTCGTACTCTTTGTCATAGACAAAAAGCTTGCGCCTTTTAAAAATCGGGTCGGCGTTCCACGAGACTGTTACATAACCGTCTTGCACATAATAGAGGCCTCCGACATCGTTGCTACGCTCTCCGCGTTGGATATAGGCATAGCCGCCACTCCCCATAAGGTAGTCCTCTACCATCGCTTTTTTGAGTTGGTAACCGTCGAGGGTATCGCCCGTATCAGTATTAAGCTTTTTAACGCGCGGGTCGTCATCTCGGCTCTCTACGTACCGCTCGCCGTCCGCATTTTCTTTGATCCAGTAAAGCTTTACCGGCATTGAGGCGATAGCTCCGCTAATAAAATCTACGGCCGCACTTACTGCCGGTATTGTCATAGCCTGCTCTCGAGTGATCGGGTCTCCTCTTAGCAAGGCATTTAATAGGACGTCGCTAACCTCCGGCTCGGTAGTCGTCGTCGTGGACTGTTGCGCCGTCGCGCTCGAGTCATCACGTTTAAATATATTTAATATTCCCATATGGTTTTCCCTTTCTGATGCTCATTATATACCATAAGCCTTAAACTACTTGTGCCGTAAAGTAATCGCCCCCAAGTATCGCATCTTGGTTAAGTAAATAAATGGCGTTAATTAGGCTTACCACCATATCGACCTTGCCGTTAGATTTTTTCTTATTAACGTAAAGATTTTGGTTAGTGTCGTACGTACATCTAGCGTTTGCAAAATTAATCTCTAGCATCGGGTTATCCTCATACTCAAATTCGCCCTTTAAAACCTTTTCTTTGAGTAGTTTTGTAGGTGGATGCAAGACGCTTGAGTGCTGTCGTACCTCTACGGTGTTATATCCTGCCGCCTCGAGCTTTTGCGCCGTGCTCATGGCGTTATAGCGGTCGTATCCGATGGCTTGTATCTGCACGCCGTACTTTTCCTCTAGCTCTAAGATAAAATGCTCGACAAATCGGTAGTCGATAACTCGGTCGCCGCATGCCATAACTTTACCCCCTCGCATATGCTCCCTATAATTGACCTTTTCGTTAACGCTTTTCTCCTCGATACGATCCTCGGGGATAAAAGCAAAACTTTCGGCTAGGACGTTATTATCATCATCCAACCCAACCATCGAGACGCTAGTATTATCCGTTGTCATGGATAAATCGAGCCCAAGATATACGACTTTGCCGCGCCAGTCGATAAAGCCCTTTTTAACCTTACATGCGCGTACATCGTTAACATCTATATAGGTCTCCGTACCTGCGCCTTGATAGATAATATTACAATGCTTGCATACAAAATTCTCTCGTGCGCTCTCCACGGCTACGGCATATGATCGCTCTTTTACGAGGTTTTGCCATATCTCGGGTATCTCGACCGCTACGGGGTTTGCCTGCTTAAGTATGAGGTCGTCGGTCTCCCAACCTCTGATATTATCCGGCTCGTACAATAGACTAAACCATGTCTCGTCTTTTTCTGTACCGTCTAGCACGCGCTTAGAGTAGCTACAAATATCCTCAAACGGGTTATTAATCGTCGGGTATTTTGTACTAATAATCATGCCTAGCTTATTCAGTAAGCCCTGTTGCCCCGAGCGCATAGCGTTAATAGGATAAGCCGAGTTAAGTGCGCCCGTCTCATCGCTTAAAAACGCATTTGGAAAACGCCCATCAAGTGTACTAGTCGAGTATGCTAGTGGCGTATATTTAGTCGATTTGAGCTTAAAGATGATGTTATCGCGCATAATCTTAAATCGCTCATCGTCTTTATACTTATAAACTAACGGGCTCGACTTTAAAGTCTCCTCGATAGCATCGCGCACCATGCGGCTTAGCTGAGCATCCGGCGCAACGCTGAAAAATTGGCTAAATGGGGGCTCGGTTAAGAATAGCAAAATAAATATCGTGGCGATCGTGTAGGTTTTAAAGTTTTTACGGGCTATCTCTAGTACGCCAGTCTCATAACGGCGCTTATTGGTATCGTCTCGATATACGACGCACAAGGTAGCCTCGTAAAATAGCCATTGATAGCCCACCGTGCACTCGTAAAGAGTTTGACCCGCTTTTAGGCCTTTTGGCATGATTAAAAGTTTTAAGACATTTTCGACCTGAGTTACTTTATGCTCACTAAGTATGTATTTTTTGCTTTTGCCCTCTGCGACTTTCATAAACTCGCGCATCGAGGCTTTTACGTACTTTGGTGTCGTCTTAACCCTAACGGCTTTTTTGCAAAATTGATATGCTTTACACTCGGTCGCTATCATCGTCGCCATCGCCACCATTTATAATCGACATGAGCGGATCACGCCCCTTGTCGTCATCGGCGGACGTGTCGCAACTCTTTAAAATGCGCAAAAGCGTCGATACTGTTTTATTTGCGCTATCTGTCGTCTTGTTGTACTCAGTAATTGCCGGATGCGTGTATAGATTTTCGCGCCCTTTTACGTACTCTTTACTTACTAGCGTCTCCGAGCTATCTATAACGCTCTTAAGCTTAGACAAAACGCCTATTTGTGTCTCGTAACGCTCAAAAGCTGTTACAAAAAAGTAATTAGTCTCGAGGCCTTTATCCTCTGCCGCTTTTTTGATAGCTACGGCCTGCTCTTGTAGTGATAATTTACTCATTTTGAGTCTCGCCCTCTTTTACGATTATTTTAACTTTGTCGCCACCGTTGCCCATGCAAGCGCATAATGTCGGCGCGATGCCGTCGGGGTGGTACACGGTACGCATTTGGTTATACCAACCCTTAATCTCTAGCTTGCCGGCGACTATGACTTTTGCGTCTTGCATAATAAGTTACCTAAGATGCCCTCAAGCACATTTACGACAATACTATTGCCTGCTTGCTTATATAATTGCGTATTAGAGTTTACTTGCGCCGCTTTTGCAAAATCTGCGTCGTCAAAACCCATTAAGCGCCAACACTCGAGCGGCGTTAGCTTACGGATGCGGTAGCCATTTACGACCGCCATTTGGTCGCTAGTCATAAGCGTTTTAGACACTCCATGCCCAACGCGACCACGACGCGTCTTTGACTCTGGGTACTGCAAATCGATAGCGTCGCCGTCTGATGCCTCGTCGTATCCTTTGACGTTTGCGGTCTTAATCTTAATCGGCTCGGGTACAATATCCCACGAGTGACGATCCAATGAGCCACGGCCGCCAGTTCTAACCGTCTTAGAGATGTCGCGAGGCTCTGCGACAAGATTATCTTTTTGCACGCTAGTTAGCGTATTTGTCACGCCTGTAAAGTTTGGCTCTAGTTGCTGCTCGTTATTTTCGCCACGTCCACGGCTTGCTACTATAATCGGCTCTTGGTTACCGCCTTGCATCGTGGATAAAGTAGCGCATACGCCGTTTGGATCGTAAATTGAGCCGGCTTGATGCCTCGAGCCCTCTTTGTCATATAGACCTCCGACTCGTACGCATTTTGGGTCTTTATAGTCGCGCGATAGTATCGTTTGGGATGTATCGCCATCTTGTATAAGTCTTTTCTTTTGGCTAAAGTCGCTAAGCTTAATTTTAGACACTTGCTCATCTGATAGATAATATCGCTCGTCGACGCTATCCTCGAGTATATCTTTAAGTCTATGCTCGAGTGGCATAGGCTCGGGAAAATTAAACTGCGCCAAAAAACTGCCCATAATTTGCGAGTCGCCATCGTGTCTACAACTGATAGTAAAAACGCGCTCGCGGTTTTGCGGCACGCCGTAATCTTTGGCGTTTAAAATCTGATATTTGCTCACATAGCCAAGCTCTGCCATAGCGTCGATGTATGCGTCAAAATTATGTCGATGCTTTTTTGATAGCAAGTTTTTTACGTTCTCCCATATAACGTACTTTAACTTTTCGACGATACGCAAGGTCTCATACATAAGACTTGACCGAGTGCCCGAGTTTTTATCGCCGCCGGCGTTTTTGCCTGCCACGCTAAAGTCCTGACAAGGCGATCCGTGCATAATAAGGTCGACTTGCATATCCTTATCCCACTTAGTAACGTCTTGTGGCTCAAAATTAGTGCCGTGGATCGCGTTAAACGACTTAACGGCATACTTATCGATCTCTACATAGTCGGCGATCTCGTAATCGACTCCAATGCGCTCGAGCGCCTTGCTACAAGCGCCAATACCGCCGAAAAGCTCTAAAATTTTCACTATTTTACCTCCATTATGTTTTATTGCATCGCTTTTATAGTGATTTTATTAACTTTTACGATTTAAATTAGCTATTT